TTACAAGAGGGAAAAACTTTGATAGCTTCGTTATTAGAACGGGGTGTGAGTATGATTATGTTTTACTCGTTAAATTAAAGACAGGTCAGCATTGCGAAATAGGTTTCTTGGGCGGCGACATTCGGCAAATACCAGAATGGTGTGGTCAAAAAATAATGATAGCTACTAACAAAGGATTGATATTATGATTTTTTCACAAAAAATAGTTGAATTAATAAATATATTTATTTTTATAAACGCCTTTTTTTGGCTTATTTTTAAAATAAATGGATTTCTAAAAAAGCATACCTATTTTAGATGGATTGATGACAAAGTTGAAAAAATTAAGGACTTCTTTATGAGAGATTTTGATTTTTTCTTCTTTTGTGTGTTTGTGTATTGTTTAATATTAAAAGTTATTCTGATGAGCGTTAAATTCTTTTAGGAGTCTATATGGTTTATAATGAGGCTTACGATGCGTTATCGTTTTTATGTATGGGTTTTATAGGTTTTTTTACCTTGCTTAGCTCGATTTATTGGTTTTCAAAAAGTATTTTAGGTATTGATTTAGATGAGTAATGATATTCCATTAAAAAGTAATAATGTTGAGTTAATAGGGCTTAGTATTTCTATGTGTGCTCGCGCTATAAATACGATTTTCAATAAATCTTTGAAGCGATACGGCGTAAGTATGAGTCAGATTCATATAATGTACGCCATTTCTGAATACAGGGGCTATCATATGGATTATATAGCCAAAAAATTAGTCATGTATCAGCATTCGTTAAAACTTTGTATACAGCAGATGCCTCAGTACATACAGTTTCACAAAGACCCGGCTGATAGAAGAGCTGTTTATCCGGCGCTTACAGAGGAAGGCGCTAAATTATTAAAAAAAATGATGCCGAAGGTTCTGAAAATTGAAGAAAGTTTTGGGGTTATTGCTAAAGATAAGGATAAATTTATAGATTATTTGTCTAAATTTAATAAAGATGTTATCAAACTAAGAAGGGAAGCAAAATAATGGTCAAGAATGCGAAGCCGAAAAAAGTAGATATTGGGGAAGTTATTGTTAATGAATGTGACAAAAATGAAAACATATTTATTCTGGGAATGGAAAAAGACTTTGCTTTTCTAATGAAGAGAAAACAAATTACATTCACTGAAACGCTTTGCGCAGGGACCATGAATCCCGTTGATGTTCAGAAAGAAAAAGTATTTTTTGATTGCTTTGTAATAGAATGGGGAAAAGGCAAGCAAAATAAGCTACAAAAACTTTCGATAATGGACTTTCCTATTCACTCTGCTTTAACAGAATATGATGTTAGGAAAGCCATTGAAGAGGCCTAGGCCGACCTGTTTCAGGATATATTATATCTAACGAATCCTCCATGCTTGCATATATCCATTACCGTTTACAACCCCGGATGAAAAATTAGACTGACCAACTAAATAGACAGTTGTTGTACTTGCTAATGAAATACGCGTTGATGCAACGGGTGCCGCTTGAAGACCTCCTGCCGTCCATCCGCTCAAGTTAAATTGGGTAAATGCTGTTGTGGTACTGTTGATAGTAGCACTTGTTGTGCTTATGCTGCCAATGATAACAGTCATGGTTCCGCTGGCAGTATACTGAACAGCGCCACTTACCTCCCAGTCTCCCGCTGTTAATGAAATAGAAGTAAAATTTTTAGGAACGCCCGAAGTGAATGAAACAGCTGTTGCGTTTCCTGATACATATTCACCGACACTTCCTGCTGTTGCGCTATTGTTTGTTGTTGTTCCAATAATTCCATCAGTTGATGAGAAAGCAATACTAGGCGACGTTATTCTATCTCCAAAAAAACCTTTCTTTGCAATACCAAGACCGCCTGAGCAAATTAATGCACCAGTTACAGTCGATGATGAATCAGTTGTATTAGAAAATGTCGTAATATTAGAATTTGTATTAGTTATTGAAAAATTACCACTCACATCACTTAATAAAGCACCTGCGGATGCCGCAGACGGTAAAACAAAAGTTGCATTAGCTCCTAAGGCAGAGGGTGCCTGAAGATTTATTCCAAACGTATTTGCAAGATTAAAAAGCTTTAATGTACTTATGGTTGGACCAGAAGTAGAAAGCACATTCAAGACTCCATAGGACCTAACAGTAGTAGTATTTGCTTGAGAATTATTAAGTGTTATTAAGGTTGTCGAAGCACCGCCCACTAATACCTGCGCAGTCGTTCCTGCGCCAAGAGTAAGATTAGCGCCCGTGGCAGACAAAGACATTGCACCAGCCCTAGAAATATCACCACCCGTACTAATATTAATGCCCGAGTCTTTGAAAAGATTACCAGTTGTATCATTAAATACCGGGATATCTCCAATTGCACCGACGGCACCCACTGTTGGGTTCTGTACTGAAAGGCTATTCGCGGCGTCTGTAAAGAAATAGCCAGCTGTATTCCCTGTTGCCGGTAGAGTCCATGTAAAATTATTGGTCATAGCCGGATTTGCCATTAATCCAGCAAAACGGGTGTCAGTATTGTCATAAAGCCGAAGCCTCGATTGCGTTGTGCTTTTCTTTAAAAGAGCATCGGATGTTATCAGTACAGTGCCGGCACCATTTGGGCTAAGTGTAAAATCTTGATTAGGTACAAGGGTTACTAAAGTAGCCAGAGATGAAACCCCCCCTATTAGAATATCCCCAATTTGACATGATAAAAGGCCGCTGGCGTTACCTGGGTCATCCAAAATTAAAACAGAATTAGCAAGCCCTCCTCCAGTATTTGCATATCTTGCGACAGCATTTAAGGTAGTTGGACCGCCTGGTATAATAGGGACAGATGCCCATCCAAGGGTATTGGGAGCCGTGTAGGATAAAAGCTGTCCAACAACCGGGACTGCTACAGGCCATGTAAGGTCTAAATCTGCAGGAAATGCAGCGGCCGCTTTGAACGAGATATAGTGAGTGCCAGCATCATTAAAAAATTTCAATTTTGAGCCAGTGCGTAGCTCTGTATCCTTACCTAATCCAATTACCCCGGTTCCTTGAGGGTTTAATAAAATTTCCCCATTATTATTGGTAGAAGCAATCGTATTTCCCGATAAAGAAAGATTGCCAACTCCAATAGAGGTTAATCCAGCCAGAGTTAAAGAGAGGCCAATTGTAATATTTCCTGCGACGCCATCAGGATTGGTAACGGTTATTTGTCCCGCTGTGCCATTGATGTCTCGAAGCGCCCATGTATCGGCGGCTGTTCGTACAGCAAATCCGGTAGATGCAGCAAATGACGATAATTCTAATAAATCTTTAGCTAATGCAAAATTAATAGTACCTGCGCCTATGATAGGCAAGCCGGGCGTTCCTGTAATGAGAAGATTATCCGAAGCAGAAGCCGCATTAACTGAAGTAACAGCACCACCGCCTCCACCACCACCTGGAAAAGTTCGCCATAAACCAGCATTCGTTGAATTATTAATAAGCCATATTTTTTTTGCGTTGCCTGCTGGAATAGCAATTATTAAATTACCGTCGTTATCTAAGAGGTCAAAGCTAAAATTCCCAGGATTATTTATTTCACAAGCAAAACCAACCCCTGCACCTGTTGCATCTGGCATTGTTACAGTCCAGCCACCCACATCTGGCGTGATGTCCATATTTGGAGAGGTAATCATATTCAGATTTTGAAAACCACCTGGCCATGAAAGAATAATATCTCTAGTTAAAGGAAAAGCAGTATATTGGGGAAACGCTGGATATACGTTTTCTCCTGAAAAAACAGCGGTGTAAGTTGTTGTATATAATGCTGGCATCGTTATTCCTCCTTCTCTTCATTTCTTTTATTTATTAGATCGCGAACTTCTGGCGGAATGTACCTGCCTTTAGAATAAAATTCTGAGTCTTTAAGAAACTTCATAAAATCTTCTTTGCTTTTTAAAGGCGTTGATAATAAATAGTCTGCATATCCTGTATCTCTTAAAACTCTTGAAAGAATTTGTTCGTTTTTCTGTATCTGTAAATCTCTCATATCTTTAAAGAACTCTTTTGCAAGTGGAGTACCCACCCCTATTTTTGTTAGTAAAGCTTTAATTGCGGGCATCGAATACCCTCCTTTTTTAGAAAAATCCAGGGCATTACGAATATTTGCGTGCGTATGAGAATTATCCGACATCCCTTCTGTAGATGCATAATTTTTACCAGCCGTTATTTTTCCTACTTCTTTGGCGACAGTCATCTGATTATCTGTTAGAACTTGTTCTAAAGCACTCTTATGTTCAGTTAAGAATTTTTGAGTTTTTGGGTAAGATAAATTATTGTGCTCGCCAGCCGAGCCAGCATTAGTGATTGATTTTTCAAAATGTGTAATAGTTTCATTTCTGACGGCATTTCTTAATGATTCGTCACCTTCTGGTAATTCACTTAGTAGGCGTCTCATATTGTCGGCAGAATCCCCACTAAATATTTTTTTTATTGCTTTAGAAGGGTCTCCCCCAACGTAATCCCCTAAAGAATCTCTGTAAAGTAAATTCGAAAAGCTTTCAATATTTTTAAGGAATCTATCTACCATTCTTTGAGAGCTTCCAATTTCCCTAAGCTTTGTATCATATAAATCTGGGTATAAAACTTGGGCGCCCGGATATTTCTTCCTAAAAGCGTCTAATTTCTTTTGATTAACAAGGCCTGTATTCTGGTCCATGATTTCCAGAGATGCTAAATTATTTAGGTAGCTTCTAACATCCTGAAGAGCTCCTGGTTTATTTTGTAACTCCCTTAACAAAGCTCTTGAATCATCAATTGAACCTGCCGTATTATTGATGAATACCCCAGGAACCCTAGACTCTGACATTAAAAACTGCCCATTTAATCTTTTAGAGACAGAGTTTAAAGCTTTATTTTTAGTGATTGCTGATACAGGTTCAGAAAGTTCACGATATTGCTGATTTGCCTGTCTTTGTAAATCAATATTTTCTAAATCCAAATCAAGATGGTTTCTAATTTCCCTTAGCAATCTAGCCTGATTATCTTTTCCAGATTTTCCGTATTCTTGAATTCTTGCATTAATAGCTTTTCTTGTTGCGGACAGTTCAGCAATACTTGGGGCCGTAGCAGGTGTATCATCTATTACAGCCTGTATAGCTCTATCGCCATAGCCCTGCTCTCTCATCTGTGCCACCATTGTTTCAGCAGCTCTCCGTTGTGCGGTCTCTTCTCGCGTAGGGCGGTCAATCATTCTCCTTACCCAATTAACATCATTTTCTAAATCTCCTCTAACAACTTGGCTATCTAGAAAATTTAAAGTATTTCTCGGGGCAAGAGGGTCTGTCATCTGCTCTACTTGTTCATAAAGTGGTTCAGTGGCAGCTCTTCGATTGACCTTTCTTTCCGTCAATTCATCACTAACTGCGCCTTGAAGACTGCGTCCGGCCTCTGTTTCATTTAACTTGGGATTTAAAGTTTGTGTAGCAGTATGAACCTGGTCTTCGAGTTGCCCCAACCTATTTATGAAGTAATTTTGAACATCCAACATATCAGAATCGGAAAGCTTTGAATTTTTTAACGCATCCGCAATTGCTTTTGCACCAGCTGCCTCTTTTTCTGCAATACCGGAACCAGCAACGCCTTTCATAGCTCTTTGCAATTGTGCAAAAGCTGGATTTCCGGCAACTTCTGCCGTTAGAGGTTCATAACCAATTTCAGATTTATACGCCCGAAGTCTTTCAACGATTCCAGGAATGTTTTCTTCACCTACGATACCTGAAATATAATTGTGCACCGCTTTTTCATTACGGTTTAACTTTGGCGCTTTAGGGCTGATTATTTTTTTACCCCACCCGGGCAGCTTTCCAGTTAAATAGCCCTTCGCAAGGTCTTCTGCCATCCCAAGCGGTGTACCTTCTTTCGTTAGTCTTGGAGTCCCTTTAATAACGGCAGATTGTGCCCCAATCATTCCCGCTTCTTTAGCGGCGGCCTTAGCTAAACCCTTAGTTCCTTTACCAACCGAATTTAAAAGTCCAGCGTAACCACCAAGTGGCATCATTGAAGAAGGCGCTGTCATATTTCCGCCAAAATTAATAACCTTCCCTAAAGTGTCACCTTCTTCTGGTTCATATTCTTTACCCAGGCCTAATATACGCGGCAATTCTTCTGACATAGGTGCGCCAGGATTAGCCTTTGCGCCTATATCTGCGTAATCAGAATGGTATGCATATAAAGGGTTTCCAGGAGGATTAATATCGCTTTCTGAGCCTATGCCTTGCAATATTCCTCTCGCATACTGTCCTGCACGATGCATAAATCCCTCTTTTTTCGGTGCGCTCTGTGCAGCTCTTGCAGCCTGTATTTTTGCAAGTTCTGCTTCTAAAGATTCGCGTGAAGGTGCGGCTACGGGCGATAATTGTGTTCTTGATTGCGCAGACAATCTTCTCGCTTCCGCTATTTGCGCTAATTCCCTTTCTAATTTCGTTCTGTCAATCATATTATCTCTTACGAGCCTCCAAGCTGTTTCATAAGCTCCGCTTCCTTAGCCGCTAACTCTGCATCCGGCAAACCTAAATACGGATTTTGAGCTTCATCCTCATCCCATTTATCCAGCTCTAAAGCCATTGGTTTTGGAATATGGCGTATCCCTTGCTGTAATTTTTCATATACAATGTCTCCAGACTCAATATTATGGGTATAGAATTTTTTATCTGGTTTTATCATTTTTAGTATCGATTTCGCACTCATGTCCATACTGGGGCTCATACCGGATATCAACTTCTCAGCAAAAACCGTTAATCCTTTTGCAGGAATTCCTTTAAATTTAGAAACTGGAAGCGTTGCAAGACTTTTTGCTAATAATTCCGCATGGTACCTTGTTTTTTCATCTACCTGATTAGCAAGTTGCTGATTGACGTAGCCAGGGTCTTTTCTTTGCGCTGCTAAGGCGATGACGCCCCAGTGTTTTGTCACATCTGGATCACGAGTCAACACATTCTCAATCGTATCAATGGCTTGTAAAGCAGGAATTGAAGTATCTCTTTTTTCTAGTAGAGATTTTATGTCAGCCATTGCATTGTTGTACATTGAGGGATGGTTAGACAATCTGCCTAAAGGTATATCAACGCCTGCTTTAGTCATTTCTTCTTCGAGTTGTTTTTCTTGCTCTAATTCAGATTTTTTCAAATTAAAGTAACCTTGATTTATTGAAAGATTCTTACGAGCCATCTCCATTTCGTGATTCATACGCTTCATTTCACGGTCTTCTTTTCTGTATAGCGCCTGCTCTTCTTTTTCTTGTCTCAGTAAAACATCATTTGCATTAGCTATGCGTTCTCTTTCTTGGTCATAATTCAAAAGACCATCATTAATTCCACCAAGAATAGCGTTAATATTTCCCGAGGTACTGTCACCGTAAGTCGGATTGTTTCTCATAGAGTTTTGCATCATAAGAAAAGCTTTCCCAAGCGCTCTCTGGCTTTCATCATCATCCATCGCTAGCATTCTTTTTTTAAGCGCTAAAGAGCGCCTAGCTGATTCAACGGCAGCATCAGAACCACTTTCTATAGGGCTTCTTTGACCCATCTGTTGAGGCTGAGGCTGTTGCATAGATTGCATATCGTAGTTAACAGGTTGCATTTGTGCACCTTGATTTCCGCCCTGTCCTTGCATTTGTTGCAGGAAAATCATTTTTTCAAAATCCTCTAATATGCCCATTACCTTCTGCCTCCCAATAATCCAGATGATAATAAAGTGCCTGCAATATTGCTCAGATTACTTTGTGTAGCTGTTGGTGCTGTTGGTGGTGTTTCTCTAAATGAAGTAATACTACCTCCAGTACTTGGTATCCCGTGCAATATCGAAGATTGAACCCCTAATCTTCTGATTGGCTCTTCAAGTTGACGTAAATATTCTTGATACTGAGCATCTAATATTGATTGTTTTTGCTGCTGCTCATATCGTCCAATGCCTTCTAAGGCTGCTATGTCAGACATTCTTGCTCCTTGTCTTAAGGGAGCCATACTAGAAAGCTGTGAAGCACCCTCCATTCGTCTATTTTGATTAGCGTTATACATATTGCCAGCTTGTTCAAATCCAGACATTAATACTTTCTGCTGATTGTTCAAAAGCTCTTTTTGGAAATCTCTTGCAGCTCTTCCTGCTAAATCAGCATGACGTGTACTTCCAAATTGCCCTAATTTAAAAAATCTAGCGTCTAACGCTGGCATTACGTTTTCTTTAAAATTTCGAGCGCCTTCTTCAGATAATTGCCTTAAAACATCTTGCTGATAAGGATTCATATATTGTTGATAGTTTTCATGAAATGGCTTCATGCCTTGTTGAATACTTTCTTGCGACCTATCAAATAATGGAGCCTCAGCGTCAATTCCTCGGCCAATTCTTGCATGAGATTCCCTCATGGATGGATGAATTTCTGCAATTCTCTGTCCTGGATATGCAGGATTATAGCCCGCAGAATATGGCTCATTAGCATATTGAGAAACTCTCTGCATCAATTCTGCATAAATTTTCTTTTCTGCTTCTGGTAAATCTGTATATTGGGCACTTGATAAAAATGGCATAAATTACCTCTTAATACCTGCGTATTTATCTAATGGTTTAGATTTAGGTGGTAAAAACTTTTTAACACCCTTGTGCTTCCTGATTCCTTTTTTCATACTATTTATGATTCTATGGCCTTTTTCCATATCTCCACCGCCAATGGCTAAAACTTCATCAGGTAATATTTCGAATTCACCATCGGAAACGTAAATAGGAACTGTTTTTCCGCTTTGGTCTTGTTGTTCAAAGTGACCATTTTGAAAGCTATTTACCCAGTCTTTAACAACTCGAGCGCCATTATCAGAATTGCCGTCGCCAGAAAGACTTACGGTTGTAGCGTCAACTATATGTGTGTTGGGAGGAACTCGGGTTAATACTTTATCAGATTGCCCGCTGTTGCCGCCTTTATAATAACCTTTTACATTGCCACCTTTTTTATAACTTCTAGTCCTATCTATTTTATCGTTAGCTCTTATTAATTGCTCAGCTTGCTGCTCCATACTTGGGAAATAATTCCAATCAAGACCACGATAGCCTTCCGGCGGAAATTGAGCAGAATTTCTCGGAGGTAATTCCCTGAAATATTTAGATGAATCATCAGAGTGACGCGCTCTTTTAATCGCATCATCAAGCGTTTCGCTTTCGCGTTCACGATGACTATTCTTTTTCTTAGCTCTTAATGAACCACCTAATGAGGTTGCTAACAATGCTGCTTTTAATAGGTTGCCACCTCCAAGAAAACCGCCGCCTCCAAGAAGGCCTGAGCCTGCACCGCCGCTTACACCAGAGAGACCATTCCCTAATATTCCACCTCCAAGTCCTCCGGCTCCTCCGCTTTCAGCAGCCGCCATTTGGGCCATTCGTTGGCCATTAAGCCCAGCTTCGCTAAATCCTGGAATCCCCATTTGACCTAATAATGAAGGAGAATTCATCATCATTGCTTTAGCTAAAAATGAATCTGGATTAAGCCCTAGAGAGCTTCCTAGCATGGGCGAAAATACTGCGTGACCAAGCCCCTGGAGAGCGCCTCCCATGGAATGGTCGAAATGGTGTTTTCCACCGCGCATGGAACCACCAATTTGGCCGCCAATAACTGCGCCAAACGGGCCACCTACTGAACCCCCAATAACCGAACCAATTGTCGGTAACGCATTCCGAACCCCTTCTGGTAAAACCTTAACAACAGGTTTAGTAACCTCCCTTATGATCCGGGAAGGCGTGGAAATTATCCTTTTAAGAAACTTTGGCATTAATAGCCTCCTCTTACGGTGTAGCCTCTAGATGCATATGGGTCTTCAGGCTCTAAAGCACCTCTTCTAGCGCTTAAGCTATTCCGCAGCATATCCATCATGCTATTACCGTTATTTGCTGGATAATTAGCGGTCGCTCTTGTTTCTGTTGGTCTTAAGCCCATACCAGGCTGGCTAGCTCTTTGCTGGAATTCATTAAAGATGCTATTTCCGGCGCTAGGGTGCATCGAGGAGCGCATGGCAGCACCCGGGGCACGATTAAATAAATCGCCAGAATCTGGAGCTTGTGGCGAAGAGTATCCCGAATATCCGTCATTAGCAGGCGCCGAATAAGATGGACGTCTGTAATTTCTGATATCGCTTAATAAAGCACCTCGGCCAGATTGCTCTTGCATTGGGAACGAGCGAGAGCTTGGTCCACCTGGGGTTCCCGCATTAAAGGTAGGCGCCATAGGAATCTCAGAAGGCTGCGAGTTACCGCCTCTGCTATAACCGCCAGAAAAGCCGCCAGGGGCACGATTAAAGATATCCCCAGCATTAGGGGCTTGAGGTATTGAATACCCTCCGCCTGCGCCACCGTATCCACCCATAGAACCACCTGGTGCGCGCGAATATAAATCGCCTGCATCTGGCGCCATAGGGACTCCGCCATAATATGGATTTATGCCAGCACCTTGCATGCGGCTATCTATTTCGTTACCAAAACGATTACCCGCGTAAGTACCGAAGTCTCCCATACGTGTATTTCTTAAATCTTGTGGCATTCTTGGAGCCATATATTGGTCGGCTAGGCCACCAAGCATTCTGCCAACGTTAGGATGCCCAAATTGTCCCCCAAAGTATTCACCAGCAGCACTTCCAATATTTCCAAAGTTTTGATTTTGGAAATTGCTCGGCAGGTATTGATTTAAACCTTGGTTCATGTAATTTCCAAGTGCGCCTCCGGCTTGTCCACCAAAAGACTGTCCTGGCTGCATTTGACCTTGTTGCTGTTGTTGATTATTGCCGCCAAATAGTGCATCGCCTAAAGAGCCGCCAAGGCTGCCGCCTATCATTCCGCCAGCAGGTCCGCCAAAGAAAGTTCCTAGCGCACCGCCTGCCATGCCTGCAAGTTGCGGCAACATAGGTTTAATTCCATTAAATAAGCCGCCCAGAACACCCGAAAGGCCGCCACCATCACCTGAGTTGCCGTTGTTACCACTGCTCCAATAGCTTCCGTTACTCAAGCCGTTTCCGCCGCTATTAGAGTTACTAAACATGTTGCTAAGGCCGCCACCACCGCCGCCTAATATTCCGCCTAATAAACTCTTTCCAAGTCCTCCTAACATGCTTGAAACGGGACCTCCGAATGCGAACTTTTGCGGTTCCTGCATACCGGGAGGGAGAGTAGAAGGTAGGCCAGAAGGGGGTTGCGCGCCCATAGGAGCATTAGGTAAACCAGGTGTTACAGGTGCGCCAGGTGCAGCAGGCGCATTAGCTGCCGTGAACGAATTCCGTAGGACATTATACGGATTAAGTGCCTGGTCTCTCGCGGCCAATTGTTGACGCCTGTAATTTGCCTCAGGGCTGTTCACTGGCACCACAGGTACATAATTTGATTGCGCCATCGGCTTGGATGTATCCCTCATTAAATAATCAAATAAACTCATAAATATCCCCTAAATGTACGATGACATTGATTGATAAACTGCCTGTTCCCATTGCGTCCTACTTTTGAACCCTTTAGGAGAAGGTGCTCCATTTTTTGAAAAAGAATTTTCTTGAACAAGAAAATCGCCAAATAATTTCCAATCCTTTTCGTTTGAAAAAGAAGGAATATTGTCTTGTGGAAAATCCACAATTAAAGATGCAACAAAATCAGCAAAAGAAGTTTCCTTGGTTGGGATAATCACGGTCTTATATCCCCCTCTCTTGGAATCAATAAACAATTTCCCATTTCGTAATAACCGCCATTAATATTGCTTTCAAACCTTAAAGTCATTAAACGTCTTTTCTCTCTAATATCTATTTTTTCTTTATAATTTGGAGAAAGAGGATTATTGTTGAAAACATAAGGCGTTGAATTCTCCGTATTAGAGTTAGGAAATCTCTTTCCATTAACAATTAAACTCATGTCGCCAGACTGAACAAAATCAGGGTCTAACTCATAAAGAAAAATAGTTACGTTCTTAGCAATATTTTGGCCGCCTGGCCCTCTTGATGCCCACGACATAACACTGGTTTCAAAATAAGATTCTATGGAGGTATGCACATCATCAATAACTTTGTCTGTACCAACTTCATGTCTCCAAGCGATGTAAGGGTCAGGATTAGGACCAGCTCCATTACCTATCCAGATTGGCTTACCGAATATCTGACTGTAGAAACCACAACTTCTGGCTATCTTCGAGTCATACCAAACTTTATAGGTATCGTTATATACCAGCATGCTGTCGCACTCATTACTATTTAAGGATGGATAATGTATGTAAATTTCCCCATACATTTTATTTCTGGACATCCAAACTTTTGCTCTTTGTGAAAAGTTTAAGTTTCTAAAAAAGTATTGTTTTGACATAGTATTTGGCCAGTCTTGGCAAACACCGTTATACATATAAAAATTGTCAGTCCCAACCCAATAAAAAACAGAGTTATACTGAGTAACCGAATTTGCAGATAGAATTGAAGTACCAGAAGTAATAGTATCGAAACCGAATTCGATTGCGTCCCCGCCAGAGTTATAAACTCTTATTAAGCTATCCAGCGTCCAAAGCAATCCTGAAGGAGAATTTGAACCACCGCGCGCTATCCTGCCGGCAATTATTTTTGTTCCCGTGATTGGTGCTCTATTAACAACAGTTGTTGGGTCGTTTACTTGCGTATAGCCAACCTCTCCATTGCTGCCGTAAAAAAACAGGATATTTTGTAGAACGAAGAATCCGCCGCTAACATAAATACCGGTTTCAATTAATGGGTCATTAGAGTCTATCCTTCCGTAATAAATAGGAGTTTCAGTATCTTGGTCTACGGAGTACAGGTTTCTGGTTGCCATTGCTAATATAATGCTAGGGCCGCCTTGACCTTGCGTCATTATGTCAAAGCTCCATTGATTATATGGATTGGTAGTAAATAAAATTGGCGTCCTGTCAACCACTACACCATTTTGCATACCTGTATTTTTATCAACAGAATAGGCGTTCAGTATGTCGGAATCTCCGACATACACAGTTGCAAGAGGTGTCGTTGAGACAACAAAAGCTCCACGTGGAACGTTTCCTTCGAATTCAAACATCTTTTCATAGCCGCCCATCTTCTGAGGGCGAGCCTTTTCGCCCGAAAATCGACACCATTGACCATCTATGTATCTATCTGAATCAAATTGAGTACCATCTCTTTGAACACCAGGGGCAGAAACGGATGGGAAAATGTTTTCAGCAGTTGCCATTAGTCAACCTCCCGTTCGCTGTTTCTGTCTACCTTTCTTAAGGTATCTTGGTCATTGATTCTTGTTGTGCCTTTTTCAACCTCAACTTGATACGCGGATGCCTGGTCATAGTTTTGCAAGAAAAAATGCGCCTGAAACATCGTTGAATTAAACAAAAGGGATGGCGAAAAATTTGTCCAGAAATTAGTTTGATTTGTTACAGATAAAAGGTCTGGAATTTTTATATAGCAAAACTCAAATGGATAAGCCAAAAGTGGAGTCGGTGCTACTAAAAAGTTTGTAAAGCCATAGTCAGAATAAAAAAGTGGTTCACCCCATTTTGTATTGTCATCAGGGTTTTTTGTATAAAGTCTAAGGTATTCGTATACTTGTAACTCTAATATTTTTCTAGTGTTAAAATCAGCGCCAGTACCAAAATTAATAGAAACACTTCTCCTCCAGCCAACAGGTTTTTGATAAACAGAAACACCCGGTATAAATTGAGAAACAATATAATCTTCTTGGCCAACAGTTTTACAGGCATCAGACAATTGATGTTGAGCAAGCTCTATAAATGTAGGAATTCTATTAATAGTATCCGTGTCAAGTCTATTTATATAGTCTTCAACCATTTGTATTAAGCTTGTGTATGTCATTGCCATTTAACTTACCTCAACTTCCATTAACTGCAAATAATTCTGATGTAACAACAAATATATTTACGTCATCTGCATCACCAGTTAACGAAAGTCTTAAGTTATTACCCGAAACTGACCATGCAGATGTTGGCGTGAAAGAACCAGAAGATGCGGTGTACGTGATAGTTGGTAGAGACCCAATAGCCGTAGCACTTACCGTATTAGAGGATGCGCAGGCGGTAGATTCTGCAAAAGCAAATAGTGTCCCACTGTTCATAACAAGTATTCTTATTTTTACAAATACTGCATTAGCCGAGTTTACCTGGAGTGGAAAATCTAACGTAGAGGTTGCTGAAGAAACAACTATAAATCCATGCTGCCTTGTTAATAAGTCAGTTCCTGTAAAATCTGTAACAATTCCTTTTTGTCTAAAATCACCAACAATATGCAATGGGGAAGCTGGTGCTATAGTGCCTATACCGACTTTTGTAGGGTTAGTGTTGTCAAGCCTTCCTAAGACAAGGGAGTGACTTGCGCCAACGACTGCATCAGCGCCTATTGCAGTTGCATAAGTTAATCCGTCAGAAGATGTATTAACAGCATTTCCAATAAGCGTACATTTTGATATGGTGTTACGGTTTGAGCTAACATTATATCCAACGCCAACGTTGTTACTGCCCGTGCTTATATCTTGAAAACAAAGCGCTCCTATCGAGGTATTGCTTGAGCCCGTCGTGACGCTCCCTAGGGAAAACGCGCCAAATGCGCTATTATCTGAACAGCTAGAAGGGGTACCATTATTTCCGCCGCATGCCCAGCTTCCAAAGGCACTATTATTATCTCCCGTCTGGTTGCAATAAATTGTATAAGCGCCAAAGCCAGTATTATAATTTCCGGTCGTGTTTAAAAAAGCAGCCTGAACACCAAACACATCTACATAATATAAATCTGTAGCGGGAGCTGGATTAGTATTATAAGCAGCCTGATAACCAAAAGCGCTTATGATATTATTTGCCGCTCCGCCATTAAAAGCAGTAGCAGCCTGATAACCAAACGCACTTAGGCTACCAGCAACAGTATTTGCGCGAAGAGAAGCGCGTCCAAACGAGCAATTAGAAGTTCCAGTTGTATTTGTTTTTAATGATTCAAACCCGAATGCGTCTACAGTTCCGGTTGTATTAGATAGTGCTGAATCTTTACCAAACGCAGAATTTGAAGATGTTAAATTGGCTTTTAAAGAATGATGGCCGTAAGCAGACACCGAATTTGCGCTAAGGCTAGAGTATGCGGATTGTGAACCAAATGCACAGTTATAATCGCCGTCTTGGTTATTAAATAAGGCCTCATCAGCAAATGCACTGTTTTCATTTCCGAATGAATTTGAATACAACGCAGAGTATCCGAAGGCATTTATAAGGGTTCCCGAAATATTATTGTAAGCTGCAAGAGAGCCAAATGCGCAGCATAAATTTGATTCATTGTTTCTGAGAGAATTAAAGCCATATGAAGAACAGTTTGAAACCACATCAGAATTTCTGGAGGATTCAAATCCAAAGAAGCAATTATTATCGCCGTTACTATTACTTCTTCCGGCGCCTACTCCAAATACTGAGTTGCTATTTCCGGTTAAACCAAGACCAGATTCAAAACCAAAGATGCAGTTATTGTCCCCTGAAACAAGATTTTGACCGCAAGATTTTCCGAATAAACTATTATTAAATCCAATCGTTAAAGATGAACCACTCAAATGACCAAAGGCGGAATTATTAAATCCAGTTGTATTTGCGGTTAAACTTTGGTAACCAAATGCAGAGAGACGGGAACCCGAAGAAACAGCCTGTAAAACTTTGTCTCCGAAAAGAGTACACTCAACTCTATTCGTAAAATCAGGCTCAGGAGTTCCAAGGAAAACGTTAAAAGTATCAGCCCCGTAGGTATCTGATATAAAGGTTGGATCGCCTGGACCATAGCCGCCACCGGCTGAAGTTATTTCTATCCACGAACCATTCTCAACAGCTTCAATCCTATCTGTTGTTGTGTTATATCTAAAATCCCCATTGCTAGCAGGGTCTGGCCTTTGTTCAGTAGTGCCATTAGGAATTCTTAAAGCAGTAAATAAATAAGAAAAATCGCCTCTTAAAACAGAATTTAGGTTAGCTGGTATTAAATCTATTTTAATGCCATCAATAAAAAACCCAGCACCGGCTCCACCCATTTGTGTATTGATATTAATTGCATTAGTAGAAAGAGACAGGGGCGAAGGATGGTTTAATCCGTCCGTAATAACTTGTAAAACATTTGACAGGCCATTCGGAGACGTAGTTGTCAATATCGAAGGATATGCTGATTGTGGAGCTAATAACGTTAAATCTGCCATTGTGTTTGGCTCCAATCATAGTTTTCGAGATTATTTAAAATTTGTGCCTGTGTTAACTCCTGTACAAATGATTGAGATGAACTAGAAATATTTTCAACGGGTGCAGGAATTTGCTCTTCTAATGCTTCAAGCCTTTCGTCTTCGGGTGCTGCTAATACACCCTGCTGAATACCGCCCCATGAAGCAAAATTTAATATTGGAAGTTGAGAAAAAGGTATCATTTGATTTGAAAAAACCACTGGCGTGTAAACAGGCAATTTTGGGTCGGGAACTGGAATAGAATCGGGACCGACTTCAGGGTTTCTCAATTGTTCGTTTGGCTCGTCAAGAAATGGTCTTCCAACCATTAAGCCTGTCCATTCAAGGGAATTTCCGCGCCATTCCATTTGCTTAACAAGGTCGCTGTGATTAAAAGCGAAGCTAGAGCGGTCACAGATGCCTTTCGCTTCTGGGTTTCTCGTCCCTGTTCTGTAATATCGCCCTTTACGTATTGCCATTATCTTGCACTCCATCGAGTGGCAGCTTTAGGGGTTATTTTCACGGGAACGCTTTCTTCGTCTTCAAAAGCAACGTATTTAAATGCCTCATATGCTTCCTGCTTTAATGCATCAAGCAATTCAAGTTTTTTCTCTTTTATACAAAGCCTGTAAGCAAGCTCGGATGTTAAAGCGTCAAAAAATCTTGTTGGTATTTCAGCAGTATCAACCATATCTCCAATATCTTGTATTTGTCTTTTAAACGTATAAAAAATGTTGTTATAAATATTACCTGGAACTTGATATATGTTAAGAACTGGCGTTATTTGTCTGTCAAACCAGAAAGAGCATGGTGTGCCAATCTGGTCTTTATTAGCATAAACGTTGTAATCACTCCAAGATGATTTAGATAAAGGAGAATCAATTGTGTTGTTGTTGAAATAGAGTTCGGAAATATTTAAAACGGAGCCACCGGTTTCTAGTATTCTAAAATATCCTGCTGATATGGGTGTTGGTATCGTAAACCACTCGATAATGTTTTTTCTGTAAGAAGTTTGCTCTGTAACAAGAGCATCAACCCAGGTTGCACCGTCATAAGAGTATTGGGCCTTCAATGTATAATTTCTATCAACAAAGGACATGACGCCTATCATTGAAATAGCTCTGAGGCCACCTCCCCACGAATAGCTAATATTTCCATTAGGGGTCGTTTGCGTACAGGCAGTATCAGGATTTCCGTCGAAAGCATTAATTGCAGCACCTTCAGATGCGACAGCCGTACCTCCTAAGTTTCGCGTAGAGTTTCTAAGGCTACATTTTAAGATGTCAACTACATAGCCTGGCATTATGTAGGTTCCCTGTCCTGGGACGAGACCTAACATGCCTTGTTTTATTGTGAATAGATTTAGTCTTTTGTTTATCCAAGAAACGCAGATAAAATTTAATGACATTAAGGCGGATTCTACTTTCTGCCCAACTATTAAATTTCCTACAACGCCAACTCTTTCATAAGCTTCCCTTATGATTTTCTCGTTCGTGGTAGAACCAAATTCGTATGTTCCTGATGTCGACATTTTTCCATCCTTTGGTTATCCCGAACGATTAAACCTTTTTAGGTTTTTTGCTAAATTGGCCCTTTCTCTCATTAAGGGGCTTCTTGAGTGAGATGCCTTTTGAAGTAAAGCATCGGGAATTTTCTTTGACATAGGAACATGCAAAGCTTCGTGTAATGAACCTTTTCTTTTAATGGCGCGCTGAATCCATCTTGAATCAGAGTTATCCTTCGTTGTGCGGCTCATTAGGTTATTCCTTGCTGTATGAAATATATTTTTAAACTTCCTGTGCCATCTGAAGAATTAACGTAAATTCTTGAGCTGTGGGTTGGGAAGTTATAACTTGCTGTACAATCTACAGTGCAGTTAGTCATTGGGGTTGCTGTTGGTATTGTTGGGATAGTTACACCATCAATAGGGTGAATTATTGCATCTCCCTCCAATAAATTTGGGTCATAAAGGACTGTTTCAAAAGAATAATTAATTGTGCCGGTCACATCTACGCTAACGACAAAATTATTAACAGACCTTTGATAGTCGCTTCTTATCCAGACAGTTGCGCCAACAGTACCTGTTCCAACACTTACGTTTGTTCCGACAGCCGCATTTGCAAAAACGGATTGAACAACAGAAAACAAGCTTGCGCCTGTATTAACAGTATTGTTATTTGGTCCATTTATTTGAACGACATCGCTATTTCCATATTCATCAAGACCAATTATCGTAAATTGTATTCCTGATAAATTTGCGGTTGAAGTAAGCGTAATTTGTCTTGCTATGTTGTCAAATTTCACAAATCTTGGTGGATTGTTAATGTCAGATGCAAGTGACCCGTTAATATCTAAATAACCGGCCGCACCAAGCGTTTGATTAAGGCAAACCGCCTGCGTATTTGTAACTGGCCATAAAATTTTAACGGGTTTAGACATTATTTATCCTTCTTTTTTTCAGAAGCTTCAGGAGATTTTTTGGCTTTAGAAGCTTCTTCTGCTAATTTAGCCGCATTAAATTCTCCCAAAACACCCTTAAAAGCTTGTAAAGCGCCAGCAATGGCATTAGATTCACTTTTAAGTGCTTTTTTACTGTCTTCTATGTCTCGAATCGATTCGCGGTTCTTCTTAAGCCTGTTTTCAAGCTCAGAAATTTGCGTTTCAATTTTATTTATGATTTCCATATTCATAACTAACTCCATTTATTTAAAATTAAACACCTTAGACAACCGAATACCAGATTTGGTAAGCAATACTTGATGTTCCACCTGCTGCAAAAGCTGCTGTTGCATTTGAAAAGTACATTCCTAATGTTAGTGATGCAGCCGCGGTCTGAGCCGAGCCATCCAGGCCCGTCGTATAAATAGTTCTATCTGTTCCAGCAACCGCCGCTGTCAAGAATGTTGCTGCAACCGTATTGGCCGCAGCTACTCCGCCAGCATTAACCGTATTTCCGTATTGAAGCTGAATTGCGCCACCACCCGTAAACGCTGCTGTTACTGAATCAAGAACGAGTCTTAATCCATGAACAACATAAGTTAACCCAGCAGCAAGAGCCGGCAACGATGCGACAGCGACCGGGGCTGCATACATACCTTGAACGTCAGCGGTAGCCAAAGTCCCAGAAGTGTAATTTGTTCTGTTCAAAGGATTAACTTGATTCCAAGCGCCTCCGTAATACTGAACAAATCTACCTAAATCACCGTCAAAAGCTTCCATACCATTCGTTGGGTTAGGAATAGCCGCAATCTGCGCAGTCGTCATGGGTTTCATGAAAACAGGCGCGCGAGTCGTTGTTTGCAGCTCTAGAACCGCATTAACTTTATCTCCAGCAACCTTAGTTGGAGCCGGAGTCGATATGATTCCGCCATCCGCAATCAAGGTTGCGTTCGTGGTTCCAGGAATATAATTGTTAGCCATTTAAAATCTCCTTATTAAACGCCAGCATTTCCCATAACTGCACGAGGATTCGTTACACCGAAGCAATAACGTTCCCAAATCTTCGTCAATACGTTAGAAGTTGCAAAATCAGTATCAACGTCAACTTTGATGTCTTGTTTAACAAAGTGCTTAAAGCCATCAATTGCGTCTGTGACAATGAAGTATGCGCTTGGGTTCGTTAGATATTGATTTACGATATAACCTTTAGGAATAGCCGATAAACGATGAATAGCTGAGATATCGTTATTGTTCGTACCAATTCTGTTTGGAGAATACGTTAAACGAGCAGCAGCCCATTCTAACTCTGGCGGAACAACCAATTTCACAGGATTAATATGCACTGGTTTACCAGCCAAGTCCGTGAAACGTCTGATACCTGTAATCATGCTTTCGATAGAGGTTTCTGCTAAATCAGCAGGTGTACCTAGGTTTGAATAAGTACCGCCATCCGTAGGGTGGGTAGCAGAACATAAGAATTGACCGTCACCAGTTCGATAAGTAGAGAACGCACCATTTAAAGGAGCAGCACCCAAAATATCTTTAGTAACATGCATCGATTGCTTCAACATGTTAACCATGCCACCGAACTTATTGCGGTAAAGATTGTCAGTCAAAGCTTCTTCGGAAATACCGAATGCCAAGCTGATTTTCTTATGAACATAAGTCGTTAAGTTCCGTTGACCAAAACCGTTATCAAAGGCGACAGGAGATGATTCATTCTGCATCTGCCCTAAGCCAAATGGTCTCATTTCAACGTCAAGCTCTTGCGCCATATTGGAACGAATGGTTGTATAAATTTCTTTATACTGAGCGTTAAAAGTTTTGTAGTCCCAAAAAACTGCGTTAGCAGTTGGTATAAGTAAGTTTCGTATCGCGGCGCGTACAATGGCCATAATAAATCTCCCTTTAAATTAGTTCCCGAGCGTTCCTGTGCCACCTTTATATTTATGGTTATTAAACATAACGTTGACATTGTTGTAGTTCTGCGACAAAGCATTTTCTGGATTAAAATTAGTTAACCCTAAAGCTGCGTTATATCCCGGAGTAATTTCAAGGATTTTGCAGTTTAATGTTGCGCCTGTTCCAACACTCGCGATATCGAGATATGCGCCTGATTTCCCAGTAAAAGTGTTTCCGCCCGCACCAAAGCTATAGTTTG